TGTAATGTTGAACTAGTTGCCGTATGTGTGACAATATCATCAACTGCTAAATGAGTTGGGATATTTTCAAACAATTGACCAATAGTCATCTTCTTGTTTACAGGTGTTCCACCTGGGTTATCTACAATGTGTAGTAAGTCATCAGCTCCAATTGCTGAATCTGCTACTGCTGATAGTGCTGATATTTTTTTATCTGCCATTTTTTTCTCCTTTTATATAATCCAAATTAATGGGAAACTACTCGCGGGACTCGCGACCACTTTATTCATAATGAATACCTTAATATGTAGAACTAGATGTTGAACTAAATCCAACCCCAGCACTACTCTCACCACTTGCGATGGTGTCTATTTCACCTTTGACCGTGACATCAGCAGAAGAGATATCTACAAGAGAACCTCTAGTTGCAACTACATCGTAGCTGTCTGGTATGATTGTGAAATCAATCGTTGTATTGGTATTTACTGTTGAGGTAAACATCAACGCATTGATTGTTATTTTACCTGTAGTGTAGTCGACTGTTCCTGCAGTCGTATCACTATAGATTCTTGTTGAACCAGAGAGATAGTATCTTCTCAGATTACCATCTCCATCGTCATCAAAATATTGTGTGTTTACAGAATCTCCTGTAACCTTAAATCCAGTTGAAGATAATATACCACCTAAAGCTTTATTGTATTGTGCATTTGGGTGATAGAAAGCATTACCAAATTCGTTTGTATAACCAATCTTTTTATTTAAAGTAATGTTTGATGATTTCTTCAATCTTATGTTTGTTATATTAGAAAGTATTGATGTATCTGTTTCATCAATATTCTTTACTAAGTTTGAATGTCTGAATATACTATCAAAGTTTGATAAGTTATCTGCATCATATTGGTTGATTGTTGTGTTGACCAATTGTTCTAACTCTCCTTTTGATAGTGTTGTAAAATTGTTATTGTATTTGAAACAGGTTGAGATAAGAATCTTAATAATTTCTGGATTTATAATCTCTGGTCTGACTGTAACCATATTCAATGAATTTAGTTTTCTAATTACTTCTGCCTTTTCTACTTCAGTTAAATAGTCTGAGTTTTTAGGTTTGATTGCAAGAAACACTTTACCATATTGTGGTGGATTATTATCTTCCCCACCCCATACGGCAACTGCATCAGCATTTGGATAATATTCACTGACTTTTGCTTTATAGTCATTTAGTGTTACTAGTCTGTTCTGAGATGTAAAAAATTTATTTGCTTTAAACTTAATTGATTCAACTGATTCTTTCTCAGCACCACCTGTTGAATTGGTTGTCGTTGTTATAACTGAATCTGAATAACCATTTATTGAAGTGATTTGTTGAAAACTTTTTGCACCATCGGCGTGGTCTGTATCAACTACAATATATGTTGCAGTTATAATATCACCATCAAGTAATTCTTTTCCTAATACACCATCACCAAAATAGATTTCTAAATATCCTTCTTCGTTTTCTTGTGTATAATATACAGTTGATGTTGTTGTAATTGTAGAAATGTCTGTAGATAATGCATAAGTAGAAGATGTTCCACCTGAGTTAACTACAACTGAAAGTTTACTTCTGTCAACCCTCTCATTTGATAAAACAAATTTTGAATTCTTAATTTGTCTATCATAGACAAAAGAATCAGACATATATGTTCCTTGTGATATCTCAACACCTGTATAATTAAATGTTGAACTGTTTTGAGTTGGTTTATTTGTATCTGTAGTAACAAAATCATATGATACGCCATCAAAAACTGTTTGAAAAACATGACCTCTAGGTATAGTCATTTCTGAAAGTGTCGGATAAGTTCCATCGGCCTTTAAAACATTATTTAATGCAATATCTATGATAGCAGATGAACACTTTTCTGAAGCAGGTGTAAATCCTAAATCTTTTGCACGAGATACTACATTCTTTCTTATTTGTGCTGAGTCTAAAAACAATTCTGACGCAGCTATGTTAGTATTGACTGCACCTATGTGTGATGAATACGCAAGTAAGTCAATCAATGTCGCCATTGTTGACCCCTCAAAATTATAATCCTTTAATTTCTCTTGACCTTTAAGATATGCTTTTAGATTATCTGAAATAGAATCAAAATCTAATTCTGTAATGTTTATTTGTGAACTTTTTGTTGCCATTATCTTGCCCTTTTAAGTGTCATATTGACTTCTTGATTCGGCATACCATTTTTAATCGTATAATTAATTATGACATGCAAATCGTTGTTTCTCTTTATTACAAATTGAGGCATAACTGCTGTAACTCTAGGTTCAAAATCCTCAATTACTTGACTTATTTTTACTTGTGCTCTTTTTACTCGTCTTTCAGTATCAAGTGCAAATAACAAGTCTCTAAAACCTCCACCAAGTGATGGTTTGAATGGCCTTTCATAATAATTAGTCATTATGATATTTTTTACAGACTGTTTGATTGCATCTGCATCTTTTTTGATAGTTAAATCACCTGTAATTGGGTGTGCAGTAAAATTCATGTCTAAATCTGCATAAACTTCCTTCGCCGCTACATTCTTTGCTTGTGATTTTAAATCTGCCATATATCTATTTATACTCCTTATGCATCAGGTTCCGAAGTATCTTTCTTCTTATTAGCATTTGCTCCTGAGCCTGTATCTTGTGAAGTAGATTTGTGTTTATGTGTTGCAAGTGTTGGAGCATTTCCAGCAGAAGTTGATATATCTCCTGTTGCATGTATTGTTGAATCATTCGTCTGAGCACCAGTTACATGTAATGTTCCTGTAACTGTTGTGTTAGATATAATCTCTGTTGTATTATTACCTGTGATTGTTATCTTTCCTTCGGATAATACATCGGTTGTTCCTTTTAGGATATCTGCTTTTAGATTTCCTTCGGTAATCTCTGAAGTAACATTTCCCTTCAGAACTTTCATATCAACATTACCTGTATTGATTGTTATGTTTACATTACCATGACCAACTTGCAAGTCTGTATTACCAGCAATATAAACTTTGTCATCTTTAAGTATTGCAGTATAATTATTGTTTACTATTCTTGTGACTTCTGAACCATCTGCATGAATCTCGTGGAATGTTCCTGACCTGTGATGAAGATTTAGTCTTTCTGATTTTGGTGTGTCATCGATTTCTAAAACATGGCCGGCCTCGGTCTGTAAAACCTTATTGTAAGGATATACAGGTTTTGCTTGGACATCCACAAAATCTCCTAAAATCTTTTGTGTTTCTGGGTGAACTATATCACCTTTAATTGCATGGTCTAAAATACCACCTCTTGCAATACTTGACAAATCAGATTCTTCGGTGTATAATGGATAGTAAGGTAACATATCTTCAGTTACCTCTAACTCTTCGATAGTAGAACCTGTATTGTCGTAATTAATCTTTAATTCTTTTGGACTTTTTGGTGCATTCTCTATATCACTTGTTAAACCATGAGAACGATTGGGTGCTTGTTCAGGATTAGGTCCGTCTGGAGTATCTTTATAGTCTGCAACTTTTAATCTTCGTGGGTCATTAAAACCCTTTTCAATACTTCTATTTAATAATTCGTCTTTTGTTGTTTCTTTATAACCTTTCTGAGGAATACCCGCAGATACATGAGTTATAACAGGGTCTTGTTTACTTTCACCATCTCTGAAGAAACCGAATACTGTTGAGCCTTCGATTAGCCCATGTTGTGTTCCTATGCCGGATAATCCAGCAGAAGTTGTTGGTAATAAAACTTGTGCCCATGGAAGGTCAGGTGTTGCAATATATTGTTTATTTTCAGAATGAATTCCATGTATACGAACACGAACTCTTCCGACCATCAATGGGTCATTTCTATCTTCAACTATTCCATAAAATGTTATCATACTTCTCTCGGTGTTGCAGTATTATCTAATGGTGTTGCATTCTCTACTTTATCCATATAAGATTCTTTAACACATTCCATTGTCATCGTGCCTGTTAATTGTGTTGGGTCACCAACTAGTTTTAAATCTGTTACCAAATATCTGTCATCATTTAACTTATCTGAAGTATCACTTTCTGATGTTGGTTCCGCAGCTGGTAAAGATAATTGAATAATTTGACCAACATTCATATCTGTTCTAAAAGGAACTGTCACAACTATTCTATGTTGAGACAAAATTTCCATAAGTGCAATTCTTTCTAATGTTGCATTATCTCTATTCTCTTTTCCTCTGAAAAGTTCTTGTGCTGTCATATCTGCACTGTCATCATATGAATGTCTCATATCAGATGCCTCAATGAAAAACGCGTTAAAATGCTGGTTTGGAGGCAAGTCAACATCTAATTCACTATATTGTGGTGGTTCTCCTTCACCTACAGAGTTTTCTGCAGTAAATGTATACTCATATTCACCATTATGAATCATAGGATGACCTGAAAGGTGTTTACCTCTCTTCCATGTCTCTTCCATATCATAAAGTTCTTCTGATTCTAATTTACGCAAAGGGTCATAGACTTTCATATGAGATGCATAAGCACCAGATATCGTTCCTTTTAATGTATCAAACATTTGAGGTTTTCTATAACTAAGAATCTGACTGTTCAAACCTCCAGGAGCATTTAAGTCCATGTCTTCTGTTGGAGATGAGTTTCTAGGTTTCATACTGAATGCAACAGGGAATTCTTGTGCAAACATTTCATCAATCGATTTAAATCTAAACCCACCATTTAATGTTTGAAAGAAGAACATAGCATTTCTATAATTAGTCTGACCACCTATGTTTGCATTTTTAACACAATAATCTATAATACGATTTGTAGTCCAATTAGGAACTATGAATTGAAAGTTATCTGGTTTAGTTTCTTCCCAATGGTCAAATTCTTCCATAGGAATCTTTGCTTCATTTACTAAGATATTCTCTAACATGTCATCATAAGAACCTCTTAATGTTCTACTCAATCTTGTTCTTCTAAGATTGAATACTCTAGGTTCACATAAACTTAATAGATACGATTGAATTTTTTCTGATTGTCTTGATATTCTATCAGCCTTGAATACTCTGAATGTTTTATCAATACTGTATAATGCATCTGCAGTATCTCCCATTCCTTCTTTTTGTTTTAGTGATATACGAATAAACTCTTGGCCAGTAAAACGATAGTTCTTTAATAGATTAAGACCATCAACAATACCAACGACACCTGTTGCAAACTTCCGATGTATACTCTCAGACATTGAGAATTCACCAACTATACCTGAGATATCTAAAGTCTCACCAAATTGGTTTATTAATGCAAAGGATTCTACTAAGAATTCTCCTTGTTTTAGTGGGGATTCTGCCATTATGATGCCATTACTTTTTCAAATTCTGAAACAACTCTTCTTATATATTCAGGTCTAATAACCTTTATTTTTCTATTAGTCTCATTCTGTTCATAATCATGTGTGTAATATGTGACAGGTGTAAAACCTGTTGTTAAATTATTTCTTTTGTGTCCTTCTGAATTAACATAGTGGTCAATACCATCAGGTCCGTTTACAACTGATGATACAGTAAATGATTTACCACTTACTTTTCCTGTGACTACATCATTTGCATTCCAACTTCCACCTGCAACACCTATCCTATTGAATGTGGGTTGAACTGAGATGACATTTCCTTTTTGTGAAGATGATTCGATAATCTCACCTAATAACCACTTACTTGATGAAGATACTATGTCTGTTGAATCACTTGCAATTAACCAATATTCGGGATACATTTCATTGATGTATTTTTCAAATGTGACATTATCTTTATGCCATTGATAATAGTTATCCATATCATTGACTAAGAAGAATGTCCAATGCAATTCACTATCACCATATAATCTATCTGCAACTACATCAGGTCTTTCACCATCTTGTATCTCATAATATGTGTAACTAATTACACTATTAACGGCATCTTGTTCAATCATAGACTTTCTAAAGAAGTCTTTTATGGTAACAATTTTACCTGTTGATAAAGTGTATTGTATTTCTGGAAAGTTTTTGAATAATTGATTTGACATATTTTATACCTTATGGATTTTTCTTATCTTCTGAGTTCTCTTTGACTGCCTGTTCAGCAGCTTCTCCTGCTTCGATATTCGTTGTATCACCTGTTGCATTTTGGTCAATGATACTAGGCATAGATTTAAGTCCTGATTTTGCACCATTTGGATGAGCAGTAATTTCTTGATAAGCTTCTTGTGTAAGTATTTTGAGTTCTTGGAATTGTAAGTCCATTTTAACACTTGTTGGTTGTCCATCTTTGAAGAAAGTCATTGATGTTGAATCTCCTTCATATACAACTTTACAGTTTTGTAAAACCATTGGAAGATAACCATCAACTCTCGTTGCAATTGGTCCTTCTAATTCTGCAGTCCATGTATTTGGATAGTTGAAGAATCCTTCTGCATCTGACTGACCAGCACCTAACGCTGGGTATGTATCAGGTAACATTGCAGTTTTGAAATAGTAAACAATATCTCTAATCATATCTGCCTCTTCAGCAGATGTTGGTGACATTGTATATGAAAAAGATAGTGTTCTGAAGTCGATACCCTCTAATGACATTTCTTGCATAGGGTTAACTGCTTTACCTTGCATAATAAACATTGCATTACCAGTCATACTGTTTAATAACTTTTGACCAGCTTGTGATAGTCCTTGAATCATACCTTGAATAAATCCACCAGCACCACCTTGTTGAACTCCTCTTGCAAGTGAACCAACATCTTTAGCAGAATACTTAACAGCAGCGTCCGATTCTAATGTTAAAGGAATGTGTAATGCAATTTCTACTTGTGAGTCTGCCGTATTCATCAAAGATGCTCTATTTGAATCAGCACTCATACCAACACCAGTCGCCTGTTTCATTTTACCGTCTTCACTTCTTCTTTGACGATTGATTCTTTGTCTACTTCTAAATACGATATAGTTATCGTGTAGTTCATCTCTAGGATATTGCAATTCTATGTATGCTGAATCTGGAGATTTCTTTGCCTTGTTCTTTGCAGTATTGTTTGCATCTAAAGACTTCTGTAAAGATGCTTTTCTTTTATCTAAAGTCTGTTTTGCAATTTCAGCTTGTGCTTCTAACTCATTTGAGTTGATTACTGAGGTATAGTTAATACTTGAAAGTTTAGACTTGATTCCTTTTGCACTAGAAACTGCTGATTTTGCCTGGTTTACTTTACTTAAAATTTTGTTAATGTTGGGCATATAAATATCCTTAAACGAGTTATATACATCTATTTATGTCATACAGTGGTAAGTTTAAACCAAAGAACTATAAAAAATACAAAGGAGACCCAACAAAAATCTTCTATCGTTCGCTATGGGAGCGTAGATTCATGGTTTATTGCGATAATAACGAAAATGTCATCGAATGGGGAAGTGAGGAAGTTGTAATTCCTTATAAATCACCTTTAGACAAGAGAGTTCATCGTTATTTCCCCGATTTTTACATAAAATATGTAAATTCCTCTGGTCAAACAGTAAGAGAAGTGATTGAAGTCAAACCGAAGAAACAATTACTGCCTCCGAAGCCTCCTAAACGACAAACTAAGAGATATCTCAACGAAGTTGCTACATATGCCATAAATCAAGCAAAATTTAAAGCGGCCGAAGACTTTTGTAAAGAAAGAAAGCTAAAATTTCGAATTTTAACTGAAGACCACCTTACATAATACATAAATAGTATGTATGTTAGACTTACTTGAACAAATACAAAGTGAAACTCCACTTGAAACAGAAAGGAGAAGTCAAGAAAGTTTAGATTGGTTTAAATTAAGACTTAGAAAGATAAGACAACCAGTAAATAAGTTACTAACTGATGATGATTTTCCAGTAGTAGCGAGACCTGAGTTAGGTAAAATGTATATGTATCTCTATGATGCAAAATACAAACAAACAATGCCTTATTGGGATAGATTCCCACTCATAATTTGCTTTGATTTGTTATCTGACGGCTTTATGGGTATAAATCTACACTATATTGCACCTAGATATCGAACACCATTACTTTTAAGTCTATATGAAATTGCAATGGAGACTGATAACGATGAAGAGAGACGAGTTATGTTATCTTATCAGTTAATAAAATCAGTTTCAACACTTAGGTATGCAAAACCATGTGTAAAGAGATATCTATTCAGTCATATAGATTCTAGGATATCAGAAATACCTATGGATTATTGGGACATGATGGTGATGTTACCATCTCAACAGTTTAATGTAAATGCAAATACAGTATATGCAGAAAGTAGGGAGAAATTTTAGTGGATTTTTTTAATAATATATTTAAAAATAGTAAATCAAGTGTCGATAAGATAAAAGGAAACTTTGATGCTGGTGCTCTGAGTAATAGATTTGCAGTCAACATTTTTGGACCAGGAGGTAATTTTAGTGTTGAAGGAATTAGATGTGAAACTGCGTCTCTTCCAGGAAGAAGTTTAACAACAAAAGATTTTCATACAACAGGAACAACTACAAAGAAAGTAACACAAGTAAACAATACAAATGAAGTAGACTTTGCATTTCTTTGTGATTCAAGTTTCTTTGATAGATACATTATCGAAGCATGGCAATCTTCTATCTTTACAGAAGAAGACGGTAATAGTATTAAACCAATCTTTAAATATCCAAAAGATTATTACGGAACAATAGAAATAGAACAATTTAGAAGAGATGATTCAATGGCATTAAAGTATAAATTCTATGATGCATTTCCAATCTCTTACGAACCAATGCCTCTTACAATGGGAGATGCAGCGTTAATGAAATTTACATGCAAATTTGCATTTAAAACTTTTGATACCGAATATGGTAAAGCACCTAAACTTTCGGTACTAAATAAAGGGAGACGATATCTTGATTTAGCAAGAGAGAGTCTTACTGTCGCAAGTCGATTCAATGGTAAATCTAAAGACATGTTAGGTAAACTAAACGATTTAGATTCTGCTGGGTCAAGACTTAGTGGACTACTAGGATAACCTAGTATAAAATTATGGAGTAAATTATGGGATTACCAATCCAATCAGCACCGACTTATAAGACGATGCTACCAAGTGATGGTCGTGAAATAAAGTTCCGACCTTTTCTTGTAAAAGAACAAAAGGTATTGATGTTGGCAAAAGAAGGCGACGACCAAGAAGAGTCACTTGAAGCTGTCAAAAATATGATTAATACTGTTACCTTTGGAGAAGTAGATTCGAATGAACTTGCAATGGTCGACCTTGAATGGTTGTTCATTCAGATTCGTTCAAAATCTGTTGGTGAATCTGCAACTGTTAAAATGAAATGTCAAGAAAATGACTGCTCAGGAACAGGAGATGCACTTATTAACTTTGAAGAAGTAGAAGTAAATGGTGAAATACCTGATAATACTATAATGATTAGTGATGATGTTGGAGTAGTTTTGAGATTACTCAAAGTAGGAGATACAAAAGGTGTTGCTGAAATGCCTGAGAACGAAGTCATATTCTATCTATTAAATAAATCTGTAGATAGGATTTTTGATTCAGAAAGTGTCTACGAAAGGAACGATATTACCGATGAGGATGTAGATGAGTTTATTGAAAACTTAACTATGGACCAACTAGGTAAATTATCTAACTTCTTTGAGAATGCTCCTAAACTACAAAAGGAAGTAGAATTTAAATGTGAACTATGTGGAACTAAACAAAGTAGAGTTCTACAAGGGCTACAAAATTTTTTTTAATAGCCCTTTCACACGAGTCGGTGTTTAATTATTATAACACTAACTTTCAAATGATGCAACATCATAATTATTCATTAACAGAATTAGAAGATATGATGCCGTGGGAAAGGGAGATTTATACGAATCTTCTCTTGAACTACTTAGAACAAGAAAAGCAAAGACAGGATAATAAAAAATACAATTAACTTATATTATGTGTGCCGTGATTAACTATGAGGAGTAGAAAATGGCAGACGAAAAAGATTTAAGCAGAAATGAGGTGGAAATTGATTTAGATAAGTATATGGCTCTTATCGAAAAACTAGACGAATCAGAAGACAAAATCAAAGAGATGCAAGAAGAGGCTAGAAAGGCCAAGTTGCAACTCGACCCACCTAAAAGAAAGTTTATAGACTTGTTCTTAGATGACAACGACTTGAATGAAAAGGCAATCATAGGATTTATTTCATTCTTTTTAATGATGTGTTTCGGTATAACAGACTTAGTCACAGCACTAGTTTGGGATTTAGACTTAAAAGTCTCTGAAACAATTTATACATCATTTGTAGTTGTGACTTTAGGTGCATTTGGAATATCTGAAGCTGGAAAAGCATTCGGAAAATAAAGGAAAATTTAAATGGCAGATGACGAAATAAAAAAGGTTCGACAACAGTTAGTAGACGAACTTAAACAGGCCAAAGATAAAGAAAGAAGCATTCGTGATGAGTTCAATAAAGACTTAGAAGAGTCTACAGTTGGAACAACAAAAGAGTTTAAGAATGTTATTTCTAGTCTAGCTCAAACGAGACCAGAGGCAGCTAAAATTGTTTCTGAGTTTAAAGGTCTATCTGCCGATACATTTAAAGGTGCCGTTCTTAATAGAGACCTTATCAAAGGTATGTCCGCTGCTACTGAAATGGCAGAAAAGGGTTGGAGTAATCTAACCGAAGAACAACAAGATATTCTATCAGAAGTTTTTGGTGGCCAAGTTGCAAGAATGCAAGGTCTTGAAAAAGAAGAAGAGAAGTTTACTAAACTTAGAAGAGACTCATTAATAAGACAAGCAGAAACTCAACAAAAGATTACTGACTTAGATACAGCAATGGCATCTGAAAAAGAATCTGCCCTCGCTGATGCAATGCAAGCCGTTAGAGATGCAGAAAAGAAAGCAGGTGAAAATGAGATTCAAAAATTAGACTTTAGACTTCAAGCAGAACTCACACAAGCCAAAAACGCTCTTGCAGAACAAGAGGCACAACAAGATAAAATCTTAACTGAAAAATTTAGTAAAGAACGAGGCTTCTTAGACCAAGAGATGAAAGGAAGAAGTTTCTTTGTTGAAGAACATGAGAAGTCATTAACATCTATTCATGAACATCAAAAAAGTGCGGCTGAAGAATTAAAAGCTGCTATTGATAAGTCTAAAGAAACTCAAATGGAAGGACTTTCAAACTTCTCTGATGGTCTTAAAGAACTTACAGGTATGGATATCATGGGAGCATTTGATGGTGCAACCAAGAAGTTAAATGCACTAGGTAAAGTTTTTGGTGGAGATGGAGTCTTAGGTGATAAGATTATGGGTAATCTTGGAAGAGTAATGCAAGATGCAGGAAAGGGAATCGGAAAAGCTGCGGGAAGTCTTAAAAAATCTTTAGGTGGAATGCTTAAAGGTGGCATGACGGCTCTTCGAGGTGCATTCACGGCCGTAGGAACTTCACTCGCAGCTGCGGGAACGGCATTGATGACAACACTAACTGCATTCGCTACTGGTGCCGCTGCGTTTATAGGTGGTTTATTAATGACTGCAGGTGGTATGTTATTAGCAGCTGCTCCATATATACTTGCAGGTATAGCTATCGTTGGTTTAGTCTTGGCAGGTATGAAACTGTATGAAGAGTCTGAGAAATTTAAAGCTGCTGTTGATACAGTTATACAATACTTCATAGATATCAAAGATTCAATATTTAAAATCTTTGGCGGATTCTTTGACTTCTTTAAAGGTCTATTTACAGGTGACTTCGACATGATGTTCGGTGGTCTTAAAGATATGTTTGGTGGTATTTGGGATTTAATCAAGGCACCATTCAAGGCAATCGGTGATTTCTTTAAGAATGTCTTTGGTATTGATATTGGTAAATTCATATCAGATATGGCAAAGAAAATTTTACCAGATTGGGCAGTTAGACTAATCTTCGGCAGTGGTGAAGAAGCACCAGAAATGACCGAAGAAGAACAAGAGGCAGGCCAGGAGGGTGCGGAAGAATCAGGACTTTATACTAAAAGAGGTTTAAGAGCATCACTCGTTAACTTAGATATGGTTAAGACTGCACCTACAAATCAATTAGAAGCAATACTTAATGATGATGACATAGCTGCAGAATCATATGAAGCTATTCAAAAAGAATTAGAGAGTAGAAAATCTATTATTGCAGATTATGATGAAGCTAAGGCAGCTATGGATGCAGGTGCTGTAGCTCTTGCAGATGGTACCGACCCAAGTTTAGCTATGGAGTTTACACAAGATGCAATTGCAGAAAGAGGTGGTGCAATAGACGCTGCGACAATAGCAGCTAGACCAGATGATTCAGTTGCCGCTCAAGCAGCTCAACAAATAGTTCAACAGAACAATAATAACTCTTCAACAAATATAATGAATGATACTAGTTCTGCAAGAGACGAGAATGACCGATACTATCAAATGATAGAAGGCGTCGATTACTAATCTAACTTGTCGTAATACTTCTCTTTACGAGGAATAACTTTTGTTTTATCTTTATGCACCTGAGTAGATGCATGTGAAGGAGTCTCTTTGCGAGACTTTATTTTAGGTTGAGGTTTACCGAAGATTCGTTCCCACGATTCCGCATATTTCTTTTCGTCTGAGTTTCTTCTTTTAGAACCCTTGCCTCCATGCCATTGTGTCATTATCTCGGTCTATAACCTTTTAGTGAAGCCCTCTTTGCATCAAGTTTCTTTCTTCTTTTGATGTCTTGGTTCTTTTGATTCTTTATAGTATTTGGTTTGATGTGATATTGTCTATCTCTAACCTCTTGAACTATACCAGCTCTTTCACACTGTTTCTTAAATCTCCTAAGCATTCTATCGAAAGGTTCTTCCTGTCGATTCTTAGGGTTAATTCTTGGTCTCACTTCTGGCATAATTCTCCTTAAATAGGTGTATAGTCGCCCCACGCTTTACAGCATACCCGCTCCATACCGACTTCTCCGCTATTTGCTAAAAGTCTTTCCCTTACTTGGTGCCCCCTTATCATTTCCACGGTCCAAGTCTGCTCTCGTTCTTCATCACTAACACATAATGTATACACGAGAGCACCCAATACAAAGATTAGCTATCCTCTGCTAATCTTTTGAAGTAATCCATCGCGTCGTCTCCTTCGCTTGACTGTTCAGAAGTTGATTCTGCTGATGCGATTACAGGTTCAGCAGCTACTGTTTCAGTATTGACATTTGACCATGGCACTTCTTCCTGGTCTTCTGCTATACTTTCTGCAGTGCTATTTGATACCGCACCTGATAGACCTAATACTCTATCAAGTTTTTCTTTCAACTCTTCATAAGTTTTAAACTCATTTGGAGCGATTACTTCATTTAAGGAGTGAACTAGACTAAATGTAGAGTTAATCATTGTCTCATCACCTAATGGTGAAGTTGAGTCAAACTCTGATTTGTCATAGTTCCAGTAACCATCTACTTTTCTGATTTTGATTTTGAAGTTTGCTCCTTCTCTCAAATCAAATGGGTTGATAGCACTTTCATCTTCAAATGCTGGTGAGATTGCTTCTTTGAGTTGTTCAAAGATTTTCTTACCATATCTGTATTTGAAAACTTTTCCTTCGTTATCAGGATTTTTAGGGTCTGAAACAACATAGACATTTGAAACATAGTGCAATCTGCGTTTCTGTTTTCTTGCCTGTTCTTTGTTTGCTTCAATACCTGAATTCCATAAGGTAGTATTGTATTCACTTACAGGGTCTTTTTTATTAAGAGTCGTTAAAGACTTCTCAATATACCAACCGCCAGGTCCTTGAAAACCATGGTCCCAATATGAAACCCACGGCATTTCTTCTCCTTCTGGTGTTGGTAGGAAACGAACTACTGCATAACCGTTACCTGATTTATCAAGTTCTGGTTTCCACATAGTATCGTCATTGTAGGATTTTTTCTCACCTTGAGCTGGTGAGGCAGACTCCATAGCCTGGCGTAGCTTATCTAATGATGCTGACATTGTATTCTCCTATCGTATTGCATTGTATTAGCATTGTATAAATCAGTATCACACCTGTAATACTGACTAGTCCATTATATGATTTATTTACTTTCCTGTAAAGGGGTTTTTCAATAAATCTTATAACGAATCTGGATATATTTATACCCAAATTAGGTCTTAGGATTAATTATTTTATACATAACTATGTTCTGGTTTTTAAGAACACCGCTTATCCGCATAAATCTATTAATACCTTTTTATATTTCACTCGGTCGAAATCAACGAATGATTTATATTTGTTTATCTTATTGTGTATCTCTGGATAGACGATTCTTTCTGATATCATTCTATCCCAATCTTTCGTAAATTCTACAATCTCATCCATTATGCAGATTGTTTCTAAAGATACTTTCTTTGCCATAAACTCTTTTAAAAGAATAGGGTGTTGTCCGTTCTTTACCTCTAACACCTTTTGTATATCCTTCTTACGAAGTAAATCACTTACTTCTGTTTCGAATAGATAAGATAACTTCTGGTTATTCTTCTTCCATTCTTTGTAAACTTTAACACATTCTTCACTCAATAAATCTCCTGCCCACAAGTCTTTCTTTGAAAGGTTTGCAATATAGAAATCTTGCAGTTCTTGTTTATGTGTTCTATGAAGTTTACCAAAATGATATTTGTCCTTCCGTTTTAGAAAGGACTTTATATCTGCTTTAACTTTGCCATTATACTTAACAAAGTCATAGTCGTTAGAATAGAAGTGTAGTTTTATACCAAGGTATAAAGTGTATGCATCATATCCTTCACGACTTGTCATTAAGATGTGACTATCTTTGTTTCTTCTGGTGTTGCAACATCGATTCCAGATACAGCACTTCTATGTGCCTCTGCAACCATTTCATTACACTCTGATACAAAAATATAAGTTTGTAAGACCATTGATTCAGGATTTTCTTTTCCTGTAACTGCAACTCCCTTAGAAAATCCCATACCACCCTCTGGATTCTTAACAATCATTTTCGGATTTTTAAGAGTCAATGGTTCGGTCTTTGCAAGTTCTCCTACATACTCTCCACTAAATGTCACCACGGTGACCACATCGCCTTTTTTCATAATTATTTTCCTTTTTTAGTGTCAAAGAAACCTGATAAGGTTGCTTGACTATTACTTCCACGATTTACCATATTCAAACCTGTCGCCTCTGCTTCTAACTTCTCCTTTAAAGGAGGAGATAAAAGTCTCTTAGCACTTTCAGGTTCTAACATGTTCTCTTCACAAACTTTAAGTATAGCAGACATTACATCTGACTTACCATAACGGCATAGTTTCTCTACTTTTTCTGTAAACTCTTTCTTTGATATCATATTGATGCTCCTTCAGCATTTTCAATCCAATCTTGCACAACTCTGTAGTATCCATAAAAAGTTGGACTAGATTGGTCTACACCTATTTCTTTTTCTAAGTAATCAACTAAATGTTGTGCTTCGTCAATTAATTCTGGTGTTAGTTCTTCTTCATCACTAATTTCAAGATACTCTAACATTGAACCGTGTGCATTATCATATGCTTGGTTATGCACCCATTCATCACCTTTGAAAATCATCTTATTAAAGTTCCAATCTTGTTTTAATTTAAATTCCATATACATTCTCATATTGTTTTCTTAGTTGAACTAAATCATCAACATAGTCTAAAGGGTCACATACAAACATTTGAAATGCATTGAGTCCTTCTACTGCAACTAAAGCTATACACTCATGTATTGCCTGACCTGTCAATTCTTCAACCATCAGAGCATAAGCAGTCATTTGAATAAACCAAGGTTTAGCCATGTATTCTTCTTTATACTTTGAACTTGTTTTGAAATCTATAATACATAAGTTGTTATCAAATAATCCAACACAATCTACACGACCTGCCATCTTTAAATTTGGTGAGAACAAAGGTGCCTCTAAAGCAAGAGGAATAATTTCATCTAATACTGGTTGCATTGCATTGAACATACCTCTTTGTAAAGGGTTGTCTAATACAATGTCTTTCTCAGCACGAAGATAATCTTCTACTATCTGGTGAAAATTTGTTCCTCGTTTCGTTGCTGATGCTGTAATCTTGTTTGCAGTTTCTTCACCAACTCTCTTTCTCCAGAGTTTAATATGTTCTCTATTTAAGAGACCTGTTACCGTGGTGACTGAAGGAAACTTATCATCGATACCCTCAAAACTGTATAATCTTTTGCCGTCTTGATTTACGGTCTTTGCTTGCAGATTTTCTAAATCTGTTATCTCAATATGATTTGTCATTCTATACATTATACTACTTCTTTGTTGATTTGTCTAGGCGTTTTCTCTCCTGCATTTTGACATGTTTCTGAACGATTGCCTTTGTCTTTTCTGTTTTGATATCTTTACTTCCATGTCTCTCATGAATTGGAGAACCAGGGAAGTTATCTGCAACTTTGTTTAAAACATCTTTGAAACCACCATCAGTTTTAACTCTATCATTATAACCACCAACTATATTAGGTGCAGATATCTGTTGTAATAGATGTGGATTGTTTTTCTTAAACTCGTCTAGTTTAGTATAAGACATGAAGTGGTCTTCGAATCCACCTGTCTCTTTATTCAAGAACTCATATGTTGGCACTATAGTATCCTTTCAAGTATAAAAACTAATGGAATGAATACATACAATCCTAATAATAATCTTTCAGCTCTTTTAAATTGTTGTTCAGTTGGCATACATAAACTCTGGTATTGGTCTTTCAGTCCAAACTGAAAAACTTTTTTTGTAATTACGATAGTATTTATGGTATGCAGAAATAGAATCTCCAGGAACTTTGACATCTTCTGGCATACATTGAGGTGGTTCTGACCATTCTCCCATTGGACAATTTCTAGGAATCTCATCAAGAATAACTCTGAGTTTCTTATCAGTCAAGTGAACCTTTTTATATCTGTATGTGTATTCATCACATAATGCAATAAACATATCGTATGCATACTGATACTGAATTGCATTCTCACGCACCCACCTTGTAGATGGATGATTTATATGTGATGCTTTGTATAACATCTTATCCATATTTGAATTAGAATGTTCCCACCTTTGTATTTTTCTACCACTAGAAGAATCTGTATATTGTTTTCCGTCTAACATTCTATGAGCAGTAGATAACATCTGAGCATACTCAATAATCATTTTGACTACATGTTTATCACAATGTAGTTTTGCTGAAGTTTCTGGTTCTTCGTGTAGATAAAATAGATTCATAATGCTTTCACTTTGTCTAAGATATTCGTAACCATTCTCCAATCAAGATGGCCAATAACATCTTCTGTTATACCACTATCATAACATAAGACACCTTTCTCGTCAATATGGTAATCTAAGATTGCAACTTCCCACAATCCATTCTTCCCACCATAACTATGGTCGTGTTTAATAACACTTGCACCATAACCATTATCAAACTTATAACGATGTTGAACACCTTGATATTCATAATTCGTATCTATAAGAAACTCTCTATGTGGTTCTACTTTATCATACATTATACTAACTCCTTAATAATGGATATTAAAACATTTCCGTATTGGGCAAACCAACCTTGTTCTTCTGTCAATGCAATACCATATTGTTCTGCAATCAGAATTGCTGTTGGTGTGTGTAAGAAAATATCACCTGCAAGTGTAAAACCTGCAACACTAATCAATAATATCATATGGTCATTTGTCTTAACACTATGAATCATATAACCCAAACAACCAAACATTATGGCGGATAGACTATAAATTTCCATGTGAAAGTTTCCACTCATTGCAAGTGTTAACCCAATAACTACAAATATTGTCGAGACTATTTTAAGTCCAGTCAACATTGCATTTGTTATTTTCATTTTAGTCTTCTTAGTCATAATTTACTCCTTTATGTCTCTTAACCAATCTCTATAAGGGACTGGATTTTCTGTTACCAAGAGATATTCTTGATACTCTTCTTTGTCTTCTTTAGACTTAGTCATAGTAGATACCCAACCATCTGAGTTATCTTGCCATCGTTTACTATTTTCTGGCACTACCATTTTTCTACTCTTTCATGTCCACCTTTTTCGTAATCCATAAATCTACTTTGTGTATCGAAGTTGGTTGGATTTCTTCCAACTCCTACAAATGTAAATTTAGAATAAAGAGTTGATGGATTAATGTGTTCAAATTCTTTTTCACATTCACAATCATGTTCTACACTATACTTACCAATATCTAAATTAGTGCCATAGATAAGTTCACCATTGTCCATTTTCATATAAAGTAATTCTGATATATTAGACATCACTTATAAAATATATGTTCGTTAATAACTACAGTTTCATTTAATGAATCTGACCAATATGGATTTACATATACATTATGATAGTGAGTTGCACCCTCTGTAATGTCTGGATAAAAACCATCTACGATATCACGAGCGATTATTAAACACTCATCAAATGTTTTTGTATCTAAAGGTTCGTCTGACTTACCATCACAGAACCAACTAAACTGACATTGGTTTCTTACAGGCATCATGTTACCTGCCCAATTAACTTTCCACTTTGCATCATACACGACACCACAAATATTTCCTGGATATGAATGATGTTCTAGTCTGTTCATAACAACTTGTGCAACTGCAATCTTACCTGCAAGAGGTTGATTACCTGCCTCGAAGTAAATGTTTTGTGCAAGACAAAATTCGTCTCCGTTTTCATCTGAAGCTGTTAGTGTTGAAGGAAATAATAATATGAACATAAGTAATGCACCAAAACCCATGCCTACCATAAATGCTTTATATTGTTTACTCATCGTTTTTCTCCCAAGGTAAGGTTATTTTCTCACCTCTTTTTTGTTCTTCTACTATAACACATGAATATAGAGCGAATACTCCCATGAAGAAAGTAATCACTATTCCAAATAACATGTCCATATTACCAACCACTTGTTGTGTGTGCATACTCATCATCACAATCTTTTTCACCACAAACACAATGACCTGGTTT